TACTATAAGATTACGAATATTCATAATCGTTTCTCCTTGTTTGTTACTGTGATGACACGTTTTTATACTGGTGTGTCGTCTGCCAGTGGGAAACTATTTGATATCTTCACCTGTTAAATCAATCTCGCATGTGTCGTTATTACAAAATTTATCGACGTCTGCTTCTTCATTCTTGATTACTCCAAATGTTAATTTACCTAATTTTTTAAGTTGTTTGTTGTATTCCTTTTCCTCAATTGCTTCATAAGGCATCTGTGGATATGCTCCGTAATCGTGTCTTGGTAATAAACTTATTCCTTTCAAGTGGTATTGAAAATAATTCAATACATTAGGTATCTCTGTTCCTTCTTTCTCTGGGTCAAATGTCACAGTACAACTGACCTGGTTGTCTGCCCAATGTCTTTGTAGGAATGCTGCTAAACTGAATTGTTCC